ATTGAGTCAAGAGCAATGTCACCTACATTAGTTATGTTTCCATCTGATGCACTTAAACTGTCTACTGTTGTAGCACCAAAGTTTGCTGTGCTTGAACCAATATCTATATTACCAAAGCCACTAGAAATAGCACCACTGTTAAGTGTGCCTACTGTTGTTACATTTGATAATGTGTCTAGTGCAGATTCAAAGTAAGTTTCAAAATCAGTCAGTGCAACTTGCTTCATTGTTCCGTCATCATTGACTACAACTCTGTCGGCATCTGCAAGAGTAGTTGAAGTTGCAGAAGTATTACCATCCATGATATTTAATTCTGTAGCTGTTGCGTCTACTGCAGCTAGTTTTGTAAAGTCAGCTTGTACTAACCCTGATACACCATCTAGTAAATTTAATTCTGTGGCAGTAGAGGTTACATTAGTACCACCAATATCTAGTGTAGTTACAGATATTTCACCTGCTACTGTTACTATGCCATCTGCTACAGTTATAAGGTCTGTATCGTTTGTATGACCAATGGTGCTACCGTTTATAACAACATCATCTATATCTAAAGAACCACCTGTAATTAAACCTGTAGTTGTTATTGTAGATGAACCTGTATCAATAGTCCCAAAGCCACTTGTAATAGAACCACTGTCTAATGCGCCTACTGTAGTTGCAGCAGTTGTCACAAGATTAGGCATTGCAGTTATTTCATCGTCAAAGTAAGCAGCTAGTGAAGTAACAGCTACCTGTTTCATTGTGCCACCATCATTTAATACTACTCTGTCTGCATCAGCTACGGTAACTGAAGAGGCAGATGTATCACCATCTAGTATATTTATTTCTGAAACAGTAACAGTTGCACCGTCTAACTTATTTAATTCTGCAGCAGTAGATGTAATATTTGTACCACCAATATCTAGTGTAGTAGCAGTCAATTCTCCTGCAACAGTAACTACACCACTAGCTACAGTAATTAAATCTGTATCATCTGTGTGTCCTATAGTACTGCCGTTTATAACAACATCGTCTATATCTAATGCTGCACCTGCTACTGTACCACCTGAAGTAATATTGCCTGTAGTTGTAATACTATCTATGTAAGCATCTTTAAAGTACAAACTAGATGTACCTAAATCTACGTCACTATCTGTTACAGGTTTAACTACACCATCTGCAAAAGTTACTTGGGCTGTACCGCCTGAAGTATATGTAAGAGCATCTGCAGCACTAAAGAATAAACCATTGTTAGCATCGCCTGTGTTACTAATAGATGGTGCGCCTGCTGTGCCATCAGAGAAAGTAGTAACACCACCTATAACAACATCTCCTGTAGTTGTTATTGCATCTATGTAAGCATTTTTAAAATATAAACTAGACGTACCTAAGTCTACATCACTATCTGTTACAGGAGCAATAGCACCATCTGCCATTGTAAATTGAGCTGTACCACCTGCAGAAAAAGCAAGGGTATCTGCAGCACTAAAGAATAGTCCTGCATTTGTATCACCAGTATTTGTTAATGAAGGAGAACCTGCTGAACCGTCAGGTATAGAAACAACACCACCTATAGTAGTAGCACCTGATATATCTACTGCGCCATTTATATCAACTGTAGTAGCTGCTATTTGTACTTCTGCATCCGCAACAATGTCAAGCTGACCATCTGTTGAAGAGTTAATGTATATAGCTGTATCACGAAACTGTAACTTTTCTGTAGAAGCAATAAGCACATCGTCAGAAAACTCAAAGTAATCTTCGTCTACCATAAATTTAAATACGCCTTCAACTGTACCAGTATCAAAAGTTACAACTATATCTGCCGCATCTGATGCACCAATAACAGCAGCGTTAGTTAACAAAGCAGTTACTGGCCCACCTTCTCCTGTAGTACCGTCATGCGTATGTCCTGTACTTGCAGCAAAAGCAGCTAGTAACTGGTTAAATTCATCGTTAGTGTGTGCTGCTGTAATAACATCACCATCTGTATACGATGACTGTCTAGTGTATGTTTGGCCCATTTATCTTCTTGCTCCTGTCTGATATTCTAACTGAAATCCCTTTAACGAATAAGGTGCTGTTTCACCGCCATCGTTTACTCTTAATGCTACAGCAAAACCTGAACCTTCTACTGGCTGTCGTACTAAAGGTTGAGACACACCACCATAAGTTGGTTCGCCATATTTAGATGTTCCGTAAATAGCAACAACGTCAGTAGAGTCTAACGGATATGCTGCAGGTCGTGATGCTTCACTCTCTTCGTAATCATACTTTACAAATAAGTCTGCGTCAATACCTGCTTCAGGTTTATAGTTAACGATTACTCGTTGCATATGTTTTCTGATGCCTGTGTCATCAAATGTTAAATCAGGACTACGGTACTTACCAAATACTGCAGTGCCATCAAAAGTATTACCTTTTTCCTGTGTATATACGTAGCCATCAAAACTGCCGTGTAATACTTTAACGTTACCTGCTTTAATAAACGTATCTGTCGAAGCAGGTTTTATTCCTCGTATTTTAGAAAATTCAAATCCTGAACCTTTTTTTACGCATATAATACCCTGCGTAGATCCTTCACTTTGCTTATCTTTACAAAAGAATATTCTATATTGTGTTTTATCTGGTATAACTATGCTGTCGAATAATTGTGAGTCAATAATATTTGCGTCAAATATAGATTGCACATTAGTACTAATAGTACCAAGTTCAACGTCACCAATTCTAGCCGTACCTGCAACAGTACGTAAACCATCTGGCCCAAGAAAAATTAAATCACCTGCAAATTCCTGTATGCTGTCGCCATTAATGCAACCAATGTCTCTTGTAACAGGAGTAATAGCAAAGTTTGCAGAAGAAGTACCAGTAAGACTAAATATTCTGTTTTCACAAAATATAAACATAGTATCACGGAAAGTTTTTAGTCCTGTAATATTGTCGTCTACTTTGATACTACCTGCACCTGATCCACTGTTAAAAGCATCTTCATCAAAAGGTTGACTAAATACTATTTCTTGTGGTGTGCCTGACATGCCAGAATAAAACATATGACCTTTATAAGAAACTACATGTTTAGCACCTGCTACGGAACTTTCACTTACGTCTGTAGCTGCAAAAGATGTGTTAAATACTACAGGCGCATTAACTCTATCTACTAAAATAATTTTATCATTGCCGTCAAAGTTAAATCGTTCAAGTGTATATTTATCTGCACTAGTACGACCTGTGTCTATAGTAGTCCAGTTTTGAGATACGTTGCTATTAGCTAAATGTTCAACAGGTATTGTATTAGAAGTACCTCTAGTTACACCTGTAAATGTTGTAGCTGTTTTACCTGTAAATGTAAATTGTTCAAGTCCAATAAAAAGTGTACCACTTGTAGTAAAACCTGTTGTGTCGTCTACAGTAATTGTACCAGAACCACTCATAGATATTTGTGCAGATATTTTTACAAATGTTTCTGTTTGTGCAGAGGTAAATATTTTTTCTCCACGAGCAGCTACTACTTTATCTGCAAAAAATGCTACCATAGATACTTTTTCTGAAGCAAGAGATGTTTGTGGAACTATAGGCGTTATGTGTTTTGCAAAACCATTTATTCTTCTATAGCCACCAGAAATATCTGGCTCAAAGTTTTCTAACTCTAGTGCCTCGCCTGCTTTCATTAAGAAAGTAGACTTGTTTAATACTAACCCACCTTCACAGTTAAATGCTGCAGGTGTTGCTCTTGAACTATCTGGCATATTAAATTACTCTTGCGCTTGAACGTGAGTTTCGTGTAATATAAGTTGACCTTAATTTATCAAATCTATTTACAAGTAAAGATTGCATATGTTTTATACCTTCTTCAAATCTACCCATATTTAATTCGTATTGGTTTGTTTCACCTCTATACTGAAAAACAAATGCCGTAGCACCTGTAGTAATTACATCATTAAATCTGTCTGGTATAGTTGTTGTATCATCATGTGCAGATAAATCTGCAGGAAAAGTAAAATAATCAAATTTTATATTGTATGATTTATTAGGTAAAGGGTGAATTAAATAATTGTTATCAGGAGTTCTAACTACATGTGTAGGTACTCCTCCTTTATTAAATTGTGCTACAGTTACTCCGCTTGCGTATGCAGCAGCAGTTGTTCCACTAGCTGCACGAGTAGCTCCTGTAAATGTAGTGCTTGTTGTTCCTGTATATGTAATTATTTCATTACCAATGTGTAAAGTACCTGCACTATCAAAACCTGTAGTACTAGCTACTGTTATAGTCGTTACAGAATCTGTATGTGTTCCGTCAAGTGTAGTTGTTTCTACTTCATCTTCTTGATCAGAATGATAATCTATAAACTCATTGTAATTCATTTCTTTTAAACAATATCCTGAGTTTGCTAAAGTACTATCTTTAACTAGTCTCATTGTATTATAATCTATTAATTTAGTGCTAGTAGGTAAAGAATACCTAGAAACACCTGCTGTTAAAGTTTTTGTAGTTGTAGCATGATTAAAAGGGTATTGATAATCTTTTTGATTTATGTATCTAATAGAATCATTAATTGCATTTTTACATTGTACTTGTACGCCTCTAGCTGTAGTAAAATTAGCAGAGGTTAGCTCTACTTCGTTTATTTCTGTAATCACTTTGTTAGTTAATGATAAAAATGTTTCAGCCATTTTAATTCCTTTGTCATAAAAAGTGAGGCAAGTTGCCCTGCCTCACTAAATATTATTATGCTAGTTGATCACGATCAACTTCGTCTGCTTCCATTTCACCACAGTCGCTGACATCCATTAGGACTGCATATACTCTGATTTCACCTGCTGTAAAGGAAGCTCCTCCACCTGCTAGTGTTAAGTCTAAAGTATCTGCTGAAGTAATAACTACTTCTCCTGCAGGAGTAGCACATGGTGCGTAAGCTCCGTCAGATGCACCGTCAATATCAAATGCTGCAACATACTCGTTGTCATCAACAGCAGTTCCAAGAATAGCTGTTGCGTCTGTACCAGTATTTTGTGTCGCACTTGAAGTTACCTGAAAACCTGCAGCAATAATTTTGGTGTTTGCAGGTACAGTAATACACTGTACAACATCACCATTAGGATTAATGCTGTTAGCTGTTAGGTCAACGATTTGCTGAACGTAATAAGGTTGTCTTCCTCTTTGAGAATTACCGTGAGTATTAGCAAGTGTTGCTGTAATTGTAGCCATTATCTAATCCCCCCTTATATACCAGAAACATAAAGCGCACGAGTTAAAGCCTCTGGTCGCAATATTTTTCTGCCGTACATATGCATGCCTCTAAC